ATCTTTGGCAATGTTCTCTGCAGTTTTAGCCATCTGTGCAGAACGTTGCAAGCCTATTCGCTCACGAGCCACATCGTCCTTCATGTCAGCAATCTCTTTCTGCAAGTCCATGCGCTCATCAGCCATATCTGCAGCGTTATCAATACGCTCACTTTCCAGATCAATGCGTCGATCAGCTTCGCTTGCTTTACGCTGCAGATCTGCTTCTTTGATATCAAGCTCACGGTCACGCAAATTAACCAAAGGATCATCTTGCTGTGTCGGTGCAAGCTCTGGAATCAACTGCTCTGTTAGCTGCATAGTGATCTCAGCGACCTTGTCCTCCATGATCAACTGCATCTGTTGTTGCATCTGCTGCATCTGCATCTGAGCCTGTTGCGCAGCCATCGGATCAATCTGAGCTTCTTGCTGCATCTGCTGTTGAGTCTGCTGCATCTGTTGTTCCATCTGCTTGATCTCAGGGTCTTGCTGAGCCATCTCGCGTGCCTTGAAATCAATGTGCTGATAGATGTGCGCCTGAATCATAGCCATGACTTGCTGTTGACCTGGAGGAGCGGAAGACACAAGCGGCGTCTTAAACAAAGCAATATGTGCATCCATGTGCGCTTCGTGATTCTGCTCTTGAAATGCTTGTGCAGGCTGCATCTGCAAGAAGTTTGAATTCTCTATACTAGGCGGCACAGGCTGTGGTTGTGGAGGTGGTGGTAACACCTGCTCAATCTGTTGTATACCCATCGCCTCATACATACGACGATACGCCTCATACATGCCTTGAGGCCCATGGATCTGAGGGTTCGACTGAACCATCTGCATCATCTCTTGAGCAAGCATCACACGCTGGCTCATGGAGAAGATATTCGGGTCAGATACAGGAATGATGTCGATACGATCATCAAAGTCCTGCGCCAACAACTGCTGCTGACCACTAGCAATCTGATACGGATACGCCTTGATCGGTGACTCTTTGATCACCCGTGCAAGAATATTGAACTCAACCTTTTGGCTGTAGTGCATGCGCTTGTGTATCGCGCTCATCACCTTAGTGCCACGCTCAAGTAACGCAATCGTGGTGCCGACAGGCGCCTGCTGGTTACCATCGCCAACCTGCATATCACCTACAGAAGCAAAACGACGGCCCGCATCCACCAACATACCAAGTAATTGCAGTAACGTGCCGCTTGGTTCCTGAAAAGGCAGAGGCATCAGCGCATCACGCAGTGACCCGCCGGGGGCATCCATATCTCTAAACTCACCAGGCTGCAGTGGCACATCGCTATCACGAATACGAATACCACGAGCCTTGAAACCTGCTGGCAAATTCGCCAGCGTGCCAGCGTCAATCAGCTGACGCAGAATAGAAGTGGATGCCTGAGACAATCCACCAATCATATGGGTCAGACCAAAACCATAAAAACCAACACCTGGCAGAAACTTGTAATGCACAAAGTAGTCAATACGACGGCGCATAATGTCCGTTTCGACATAGTTCCTGCGTATCGAAAGAATCGTATTTTGCCTGGGGAGTAACGTGACGATGTACGGTAACTTGATACCTGTTTCTTCACCTTGCGCGTCCTTATCTTCAAAGCCAGGGATATCAAGCTCAACGTGAACTTCCATAAGCTCTGCTTCATAATCGCTAGAGCTACCAGATGGCTTCACGCCCTGCAGTTCATCAATCTCTTCCTCAACATCCGTAGACGAATACGTCGAGTCATCAGACTCACCAGAGATCTTGGTCTTGCGATAAAAGCCCGTCTGCTGAAGCTTGCGCACTTCGTTCATCGACATGTCAATCACATGCGTGATACGCACCGCATTATCAAGACTGGTGGTGCCATAAGGCACGATCAGCTTTTCAGACGGAATAAAGCGAGAAACAGGACGGCCTAGTGACTGGTCAAAGTGAACCTTGCGAAACGCGCTGCCAGACAAAGGCAAGTAAAACAACAACTGATCAGTCTCAGGATCGTATTCCTTCATTTCCTGAGTGATCAGATAGTTCATGAACTCCTGAACACGAGCCGCCTGTAGATCAGTCTGCGGCGTACCCATACCCATGACCATGGTCTTAACAGGGCCACCAGCAGGTAATAATTCTTTGTATGCTTGTGCTTGAAACTGCGTCACAGATTCCGCAAGCAGCGGATGAATCACACCAGATGCGCCCTCAAAAGGCTCAGTGCGATCTTCAAACTTCATGCCCAAGAACTTCAAGCCCTCGGTATACTGATCAACCCACTCTTTGCGCGATGACTTATCGTCATCAATGTCACCCATCAAGTCAGAATAAATTCTGCCCAGATCAGACTTATCAATGACTTCAGCAAGGTTGGCATTGAACGGAAGAGGGATGTCTTCACGAAGCTCATCTTCGCCAAACACCATGGTGCCATCGTCCATGAGCGCGGCATCTTCATCATCCATCCCATCAAACATCAGATCTTCAGGAGACTCTGACCCAACTTCAATCTCTTTGGTGTTGTCCTCGATCCCTAACTCATCGATATCAACGTCATCTACACCGCGCTCTATGGCCATGGCATGCCCTTCTTGAGTTTACTCGTCCTCAGTATCGTGGCCACTATCCGCGTACAAGTTATCGAAGATACGATTCACATCAAGCGTGTAATCCAAGTCCGACTTGCTGTAGTGAATGTGCTGAGAAGGCTTGAAGTCAGGTGCCCCACTGCCAGTCTCAAACCACGCAGGATGCGTCACTCGCACCCTGTTGTTGGGCAAAGCTACTATATTCCCAGTCCACTCGCCAGCATCAAGTAACTCCATCACATGCGATTGCTTATGCTGCGCAGGATCATCAGCGATCTCATTCTCCGCATAATCAACCGTAAACAGATACTTGGCCGGGTACATATTGCCATCGATCTTGGCAAGCCAAGGGCATGGCGTAGCGCGATCTAGAACGTATACAGCATGAGTGTGAGAAGAACAGTCCCAAGGCTGGGCATCATGTACCGCCATAGGGATAGGCCAGTCTTCAAACGGTGTGTCCGCCACCAAAGCAGTGATCGGCATCCTCGCCCACATGGCCCCACCATGCACATTCACTTCATCCTCTTCGTCATCGACTTCACAGCCAGTAAAGATTACTTGAAAACTCAAGCACCTCGTGGGCATGGTGGTCACAGCGATTGCCATCGCGTGTAAGAACTCGCCGTGATATTTCTGATGGTTGTGTGTGTACTCTCTTCTCACCCAGCACTTGAAGTGCGGGATGTTGCTTTGCAGATATGGCAAAACTGATCCTTTTGTTTTTAGTCTATCTTAGTTTACTTGAGTGCTTTTCCGTAGCCTCGTAATGCTACACCCACTCCTCTGGGTTTGCGAGATCGGCTTGTCGCCATACCACCCTCTGACTTCTCAACGGGCGGCTTGGCATCCTTCATGTCTCTGCGGGCAGATGGCCCCAAGTCTTTCTGAGTTTTGCGAGCACGCCTCTTTTGTGCAGGCGTCAGCATCTTTTGACGGGCTTCAGGTATATCAGAGAGCTCTGGCTTTAGCGGCAAACCTTTTCTTTTTCTGTTTTTGTTTGCCATTTGTCTCAACCTGACAAATGCAGGCTTTTTTGACATATCTTCAATCTGCTTAACAGCTTCCTCTAATTTTGATTCTTTGCCTTTAGAGCTTTTATTTGCCTTCTCTACAGACCTAGTAACTTTAGCTAAAGCTTTTTTTAAAGATTTTACTTTGCTCATTTTTTCATCGCCTTGCCGTATCCACGAAGCGCAGCACCTACGCCGCGAGGCTTGCGCGAGACAGCCTTCTTCTTGACGGGCCCGCCTTTGGCCATTCCTTTCTTGGTCATAGCACCGCCTTTGGCCATTCCTTTCTTGGTCATACCACCCAAGGCGTAACCTTTCTTGGTCTTCTTGGCCATGCCGCCAGCCTGCATACCACCGGGCCTGCGTCCGCCTTTCGCGCCACCTTTTGAAGCCATCTTCGACTTCATCATGCCGCCAGCTTGCTTCTTGGCCAAATCATTGGCGCCTTTGCCGTCTGCAGCAAATGCAGGAACCTTACGACCATTAACCATGGTCATCTCAAGTGATCCGCCTCTCTTCATACCTGTGGGCATGCGCTTGCCACCCCTCGCACCACCCTTAGACGCCATCTTGGATTTCATCATGCCGCCGCCCATGCGGCGAACAATACGACGGCCCCTGCCACTAGCAGGAGAAGTAAATCGACGCTTCTTCTTCTCTTCTTTCTTCTCAGGCTTGGCCGCAGTAGTGGGCTTAGAAGAAGTTGTTGGTTTAGATGAAGTTGTTGGTTTAGATGGCTTTTTAGGAGGAAGCTTTGATGGATCAGTCATGATACCAGGAGCCGTACCACCTATCGGCCTGCCTCTGCCAACAGATGAACCGCGAGGGTTAGTCTTCTGCTTTCGCTCGCCACGGGTTGCGCCAGCCTTCTTAGGAGTCTCAGTGCGCTTGACAGAATCACCGCGCTTCATCTTGCCAACCTTGGTAGATTCTTTCTTACCACCTTTGTCAGCCATGGCCGCAGATCCTGCCGCAGCGCCAGCACCTGCTGCTGCCGCACCACCCGTTACCTTCTGACCTCGCTTGACTCTCTCACCGCGAGTGACAGAGCGAACTTGGCCAGTCTTAGCGTCTCTTTGAAAAACGTTAGATTTCTTTTTCTTTTGTCGCTGGGCACCACGAGTGGTTGCCGTTCCAACTTTTTCAAAAGCATCGTCAAATAACGAGCTAATACCTTTTGCAACAGATTTAGCTTTTGCCATGATAGATCTCCTCAGTAATATGCGCGCTTGTCTCGGTATACTTCTTCTTCATCCTCGTCAGAATAAAGATTGATGAAGTTACCCTGCCGGAATCTTAATATCGCCTGCGTCGTAGTGTCTACATAATCATCGTGCGGTGCAAACGGAAATGCAGCGCATTCCTCAATCACCTCGTCCGCAAAAATACGGTCAGGCGCCCATACCATCCCAGCCTCAAACACAGGACTCGCCGCATGCACACGAGTCATCTTGTCATTGCCCCTGGAAGGCCGGTAATTCACCACAGGAATCCCCATCGCCCTCAACTCGTGCGTCAATGGCGTGCCACTCGCCTGGGCCTCAATCAAAACCATGTCCGGGTTGAACTCTACATACTGCTCCTGCGCAACTGCCTTCAACTCAGGAAAGTCCCACCTACCTTTCTGCGCATCCAATAAAATAATCGCATCACCCATGCCCTCTTGCGGCGAAAACACGCCCCATGTGGTGATAGCGGAGTAGTCCGCCGTCTCCTTCTTAGAAAACGCCGTATCATACGACTGAATAACATAATGACACGCAGGAGGATCTTCAGCTTCCCATAGCTGCCACCACTCCCGCTTGATAATCGCACCCTCTTCCGACGTAGGATTCTGCTGATACTGCGCATTCCACTTGGAAACAGGGATCGACGCCTTAACTGCATCCAATTCCTCCTTCTTCCAGAACTCTGGCCACAACACATTGCCCGAATCTTCAAAAATCGCAGGCAATTCAACCACTTCCCACTGGTCAGAGTGCGTTTCTGTCTGCCTAGTGAGCAACCTACCCGTCAAATCCGCCGTATTCCACCGGGTCATCACAATTACAATAGAACCACCAGGCTGAAGTCGCTGTCTTGGCCCCGATGTGTACCATTCGTAACAAGAATCCAGCAGATTGATCGACATCGCGTCCTGTTCAGAGTGCGGATCGTCAATAATCAGCAAATCTGCACCTCTACCCGCTATGGCACCACCCACACCGGCTGCAAAATATTCACCACCCTGACTCGTTTGCCACTTTCCAGCACTTTTTGAGTCAGAGGCCAAGGATACCTTGGGAAAAATATTAGAATACTCGTCCGAATCCATCAGGTTACGCACCTTGCGACCAAAATTGATCGATAAATCAGCCGTGTGCGTGGTCTGCATGATCTTCATGTCAGGATTCAAGCCCATCACCCACGATGGAAAGTAGATAGACGCGAACTCACTCTTCGTATGACGGGGCGGCATGTTCACAATCAACCGCTTCAACTCACCCTTCGCCACACGAGTCAACTTATCCGCAATAATCCGATGGTGATCACCCTCAATGAAGCCCGGCCAGATGTACCGTATGTACTCCATGAACGAGTCCTTGGCCTTGTGCTGCGTATCAAGAAGCATCAAACGCTCCTGCAACATCAAAATCTCTTTCATCTCACCTTCAGAGAGGTGACTGAGGTTAGCCATTTCTATTTTTCATAACATTATGGGTGGGGAACGTTATATATACACTAACACTATACGCTGTGCTGTATAGGGGGTGGTGGGGTCGCGACAAGTCGCGGGCTTTTTTTGGGTCTGCGCCCTAGGGTACCTAGGC